TGGTGAGAGGAAGCTGCCGGACACGGTGGCGTCAATGGCAAAGCGCGGCATGGACATGGTGGCCTACCTCGCAAACATGAGGCGGTGCTTGTGCCGACTCAGCAACTCGCACACGTCGTCGGGCATCTCCGGCACAAACTTGAGGCCCTTGCCAAACTGGTTTTGGCTTACTTGGTCGGAGTAGTTGGCGTCACGCATCTTGGCATAGTGGATGGTGAGACGCAGCGCGGCGCGCGACACATCCTGGGGGATGGTGGCAAAGCCAAAGACGCCCTTCACGACATAGTTTTGGACGCCCTCGGCAAACTCATACTGGGAGAGGCGGCGCAGGAGGGTGGCGGGCGAGACATTGTTGGGACTCAACACACAGTCCGCCGTAATGTCCATCGTCGTCGGCTGGCCCAGCACCCACAGCCCCTGGCTGCTGACTTGGGGGTAGTAGGTGGTTTCAAGCACCTGCGTCAGCGTCAAACAGTCGTCAATGGCGAGGGTGCCGTACCCACTGCCGTCATAGAGGCGGGTGGCGGGGCTGCCGCTGGTGCCGTCCGTCTGGAAGGGGTAGCCCACAAAGCTGTCCACCGCTGCCTGGGCGTCGCCAATAAGCTGCTGCAACCACACGTCGTCAACGTTGGTGTCGGCGGTGCCCAGCGCCAGCTTCACGTCGGAGAGTTGGCAATAGGGTACAGTTGTCCAGGCCACGGCATGCCACCTGTTCCAGAAACAGGGCTGTTCCACAGAAGGTGAAACACCACCAAATGTGGAACAGCCCGCTTACTCACACGTCGGCGGACGTAATAACCACACCACGCTCGTTGTGCAGCAACTCCGCGTCGAAGTCGGCGGTGACGCCGAAGCGGCGGCGGCGTCCCATGTCGTACAGCGTGGGGTCCACGATGACTTCGGGGCGGCGCTTGTACGCAATGGCGATGGCACGCGGGGCAAGCAGCATGGCCTTGGAGACGCCGATGGTGTTCTCCGTAATGGCCGTGTTGCCTGACGCACCAGGGATGTAGTTGGTGACGATGATGCGGCAGCCGTGGAGGATGCCCACTTCACCATTCAGCAACCTCTCCGGCGCGGCCCAGCGAATGTCCTGCCGGGTGTTGGCGTCGCCCAGCAATGACACCCACTGCGTCGGTGACATGTACAGGCGCCAGTACCCATCGTCGTATGGGACGTTGTTGGCCTGCTGCAACTTCGCAATGGCCGTGAGCATCACCGCGTCGGAGAAGGTGTCCGCCGCGACAATGGTGCCGCTGGCGTGCCCGTTGGGGTACACCACGGGCATCTTGTTGGCCGTGCCCGGCACCACCGCGTTGTAGAGGGCGGCAAAGGCCCCTTCGATGGCGAGGGACATGGAATACGCAAGACGGTCCAGCGTTGCCGCCATGCCGTCGTACTTCATGCGGTCCAACGCTTTGCGCGTAATTTCGACGGCAGTGCCATACTCGGTGGGGGTCAACGCGACGCTGGTGGCCGTGTTGAGGGCAATCACCGCCATGTCGGCGCCTTCCGTCTGCGCCGTGGCCGCTGCCAGGTCGGGCAGAATGGGGATGTACACCTTGTCGCCCGCTTCGGGGGCCAGCAAGTCCGTATTCACGACGGCGCTTTGCTCGAAGACGGCCCGCTTCCGCAGGTTTCTCTCAAGCTGCGCGGCCCACAGTTGCGGAATAAGAGGCTGGACGGTCGTGGTGGTCGTCGTCGCCTTCCGCACCAATTCATCAGTCGCCATTACCATTTTGGCTTGTCTCTCTTTTCAATTCTGAAAGTCAAAGGGCAGAAAAAGCCCTGTCTCAGCTTTCCTTCATGCCCGCCGCGACGAAGGTGTGGAAAATGCCCCAGGCCAGCGCCTTGTCCTCGTCGTCCAGTTCCTCGCCCGCCTTGACGACTTCGCGCGACTTCTTGACGATGTAGGCAGCGGGGTCCGCCTCACGCGGCGACTCCTCGGCGGGAACGGTGCCCGCGCGGCCCACGCCCTCACGGCTGGCCTTGGCAACCTCGGCGGACGCCTTGGCAACCTTGGCCTCAACAATGGCGTCCAGCTTCTCGCCCAGGCCCGCAAACATGGCCGTCAAGTCGGCCTTGGTGACTTCCGCAACTGGGGTAGTCGCGGCGCTTTCCCGCTGCATGGCCTCAAGCGCGCCTTGCAGCAGGGCTTCGAGAGTGTCGTCCACTTCGTAAGACTCCTCTGGCTGCTGCGGCGCCAATTCGGCTTCATAAGCCTTCGCCGCGAGCAAAATGGCCTTCCCGTTGACGGGGTAGGCAGCGACAGTGGACTCCAACCACGGTTGGATGGAGTCGGGTAGGAAGCGACGGCCACCGCCAGGGAGGGGTTCGTACTCCTTGAGGTTGCCAACCCACGAAAAGCCGCCAATATTGCCCTTGAGGACTTGGGCGGCGTGTTGGGGGTCCGTAATGACGTACCGGCCATAGACGCCAGTGCCGGTGCCGGGGAAATGCTCGAAGTCCGCCTTGTCCGTGGGGTGCGTGGCCTCGGCAAAGACGTGGCCGTCACGCACCAGGGCAATGTGCTGGCCGTGCCCAATGGGCAGCGCCTTCATAGCATGCTCGGAGGACAGTGGCATGCGGCGCTTGGCATAGTCAGGCAGCGCCGCGCGGAAGGCTTCTGGCGGCACCACGTCCTTCTCGGAGTCGGCGTCTTCGGTAGACACCCACCCTTCAATGTGGCAGGTGCCGTCGTCGCCCTCCCATGCCTTCTCGATGGTGACGGACTTGCCCACAATGTTCACCGCCTTCTTGACGGTGTGCTGGTGGTTCTCGTCGGGCAGGCCGTGGTGCTTGTGGGGCATACCCCGGCTGTGCATGAAGCCGTGCGCCCTCTCTGGCAGGTGGTGGGCCGCACCGTTGTCCTGGGCGAATTGCACCACCTTCTCGCGCTGCCCACCGTTGTACTGGCCGTCCGCACTCTCGGCGGCGTCATAGGCAGTGGCAAGCAGTTGCTTTATACGGGACTGGGCAGCCTTCATGGTGCCCGGTGGCACGTTGGGGCCAGCAAAGCCAGAGGCGGTGCTGTCCGTGGTGACGCGACGGCCCTCCTTGGGGGCGCGGCCCGTCCTCTCAGCGGTGCCAGGGACGAGGGTGCCCGCGAGGCGGGTGCTGGGGGTGCCGCGCGTCGCCTGCCCGGTGGGCTGCCCCGTCTGAATGGGGTGGCCCTCGCTGTGGGTGCGCTTGGCTGAGAGAATGGACAGGACGCTGTTGCTGGCACTGGTGCCCTCGGCGCTGTCTACATTGTCGTCGTCCCAGTCGCCATCATTGGAGTCGTAGTCACGGCCAGGAGCATTCATGGCCTTCATGGCCGTCTTGGGCAGCCTGCCGGTGAGGCCGTGCTTCTTGGCGAAGGCCCGAATGCGCGCCCGCGTGGCCGCTGGGTTGGCAGAGTGCCCCGCCAAGTCCCAGGCCGCTTTTAGGTGGGCGCCACTGGTGTACTCAGGAAAGGACTTGCCCGGCCCGGCGTAGGCGTCGGCCTTGTTCCTCTCTGCCGCTGTCATACTCATTTGTGGGTGTCCTCTTTCCGCAGGCCAGCATTGCGTAGGGCTTGAGTGGGGCCGCGTGCGGCCTGGGGGGCTTGGCTGGGTGGAGTGGGGGAAGGCAATTTCACTTTGACGGTGCTGCTGCCCGCGCCGTCCGGGGTGGTAAACCTCTCCGGCATTTGCATGGCGCGGGTGAGGGGCGCCGAGGCCAGGGGTTTCAAGTGGGGGAATTGGCTGCTGTCGCCAGCGGCGGGGCCACCACCCTCAAGCTGCTGTTTTGCCAGCAGCACCTCTTGCATCATTTGGGCGTCCACACCCAACAGGGCGTAGAGTTGGGCCAGGGCGAAGTCGTTTGCCATGCCTACGGGGATGTAGGCGCTGCCCGTAAAGAGCATGGGAATGTCGCCACCGGGTTCGTTGGGTTCGCCCTTGCGGTTGCGAATTTTGTTGACACTCCACACGCCCATCTTGTGGTAAAGGTCGTCTATTTGGGCTTGCAGTAATTCGTCGCGGGAGTCAATTTCAGCGTAGTACAACTCCACGTCCTCGAAGCCAAGGTTTTCCCACAGAAGGCGTGTCGTCAGGGTCTCACACACCTCGTACAGCAGGGGTTCAATGGCGCGCTTCTTGAAGGTGTAGGAGAGGTTGTACCCATTGGACTTGTTGATGTTCTCCGACTGCCCAATTTCATTCTCGGTGACACCAAGGACGCCCATAATGC